CACAGTTTCAGTCGGTTCGGGTGGAAGTTCAAGCGTTTCATTTACTTCAATTCCAGGGATATATGCTCACCTTCAGATACGCGCTTTAATAAAACAAAGTAATGGTGATGGTGCTTATGCAAGATTAAATAGCGATAGCGGAAACAATTACACCCGCCACCGATTACAGGGTAATGGTTCTACGGCAAGCGCTTTTGGTGAAACTGGACAAAACAGATTAAACATAAATACAAATGTAGGTTATTCTGATTTTGGTGTTTTAATAACGGACATTCTAGATTATGCCAATACTAACAAATATAAAACAGTAAGACATTTTACAGGCATAGACAAAAACGGAAGCGGCGCGGTTCTTCTTGAATCTGGTTTATGGATGGATACGAGTGCTGTGACAAGTATAACTTTCATAAATCCGAACACAGGTAATTATTCCCAATACTCACACTTCGCCCTCTACGGAATCAAAGGTGCATAATGGCAGCGACTTATGAACCGATAGCAACAACAACGCTTAGCACAACTACTGCGGATGTGACTTTTTCTACTATTAGCGGCAGTTTTACCGATTTAATTATTGTCGCAATCGCAACCAGCACTTCTAATGCTGGTATATATTTACAATTCAACAACGATACCGGCAGCAATTATTCTAGGACAAACCTAGAAGGTGATGGCAGCGTAGCAAAAAGCGACCGCGACATAAATCAAACAGGTATGCCTTTAGGTATTGCTTTCACTACCGAAATACCAGCAAACATATTTCATATTATGAATTACTCAAACAGCACAACCTACAAAACTGCTTTAGCAAGGCAAAACACAACAAGCGCCGTCACTAGGGCTATTGTTGGATTATGGCGCAGCACAGCAGCCATTACCACAATTAGAGTTTATCCAACTGCCGGAAGTTTCAAGTCAGGCTCAACCTTTACCTTGTACGGAATAGCGAGCGCATAATGGCAGCGACTTATACAGCATTGGCCACCGTTGAGGTTGGAAGCGGCGGGGCTGCGAGTATGGACTTTACTTCAATCCCTGCTACCTACACAGACCTTTGCATTTTGGTAAGTGCTAGAACAGCATTGGCAGACCCAACTGGCACATTAGCATTTACAATAAATGGCTCTACAAGTGGTTATACAAACCGCAATTTATACGGGGATGGTTCTAGTGTAGGTTCATTTTATGATAACACTACGAACAAGGCTTGGGCTGGAATCATAACCGGAGCGAACGCAACTGCTAACACTTTTGGAAGTGCATTTATTTACATTCCTAATTACGCTGGTTCTAACAATAAATCTTTTAATAGCGATGTCGTAATGGAAAACAATGCGACATTATCTTACGCGGTAATTAACGCTGGGCTGTGGTCAAATACTGCTGCTATTACTTCTATTGAACTAAATGGCAATGGTTACAATTTTGCACAATACTCAACCGCCACACTTTACGGAATCAAGAACAGTTAGGAAAGGAAAACAATGCACAAAGTCATAGTAGATTGTTCAACAGGAACAGTCACCGAGGTTGAACTAACAGCCGAGGAAATCGCACAGCGCGAGGCAGATGCCCTAGCGTTTGCAGAGCAGAAGGCTCTGGAAGAAGCCGAAGCGGAAGCAAAGGCAGCGGCTAAGGCTGAGGTATTGGCAAAACTTGGATTGACTGAAGAAGAAGCAAAGGCGTTACTTGGCTAAGTTATGCAAAGCAGGGCAACAGCTCAGAGAGCAGGTTGACGATGCGTTTCCCAATAGAGATAGACGTTCCGATGGCGCAATTGCATCACCACAACACAAGGCTCATTCTCCTAAAAGCGACCATAACCCTGATGAAAATGGCATTGTACGCGCCCTCGACATTGACGCTGATTTGGCATCCGACAAATCCGCGCCTTTCGATTTTGCGAATCAGCTACGACTACTTGCCCGACATGATAAACGAATTTCCTACATTATTTACAACGGAAAGATTGCTTCATGGGTTGGTAATTACCGATGGAGAAAATACAGAGGATTGAATCCACACAAAACGCATATCCATATTAGCTTTACTGCGAAGGGCGATGAAGACCGCAGTATGTTCCAAATCCCGATGTTGACAGGAGAACCCATAAATGCAAGAACTAAAAAGAATAGGCGCAAGCTGGGGAAGGTCATTCCTAGCAGCAGCCCTAGCGACCTACGCAACGGTGGGCTGGGATGTCAATGCCATTGTCAATGCAGGAATAGCAGCGGTGTTGCCGGTAGCGATTCGCTATCTCAATAAGAACGATACCGCCTTCGGCAGACGGTGAACCCGAATGATTGGGCTGGGTTAATCCTGGCCATTCTTTCATCCTGCGCGCTTGTTGTCGGTGGGCTTCGCTACATTATTCATAAGGAAGTTCCCGCACTATTAGAGGCGAGTAATATCGTGTCGCGTATCGAAAAATTAGAGTCAATGGTTCTAGAATTGCTTACTAATGACCGCAAGAAAACCAACAAAAGCCGAACGCGCCGCCAAGCGTAAGGCGAAAGAGCGCGCAGCTGCGCGTGATAAACGCGAGCCATTACGCCCTATAGACATGTGGGCTGCTGGCGTAGTAGAAGCCTTTGATGCTCTTGTGCGAGCAGGGTGGGAAGAAAATCATGCGCGCTGGTATATCGAAGAAACGATGCGCCTACCTGAATGGATCATTGAAAACCCTGATCACAGCCCCTATGAAGATGATGATGAGGATGAATGAAACGCATAGTCGTTATCTCGGATTTGCAAGTACCTTTCCACGATGAACGAGCAGTCCGAAATGTCGCAGCCTTTATTCGGAAATGGCGACCCGATGACGTTTTATGTGTTGGTGATGAGATCGATTTCCAAACTATTAGCAGATTCAGTACCGGTCGAGATGAGTGGAGCGGCACAATTGGTGCAGACCGTCAGCGAACTCAGCAGGTACTATTCGAACTTGGAGTATCGCACATCGTCAGATCCAACCACACAGATCGACTCTACAAAAGCCTAAGCAGCCGCCTACCGGGTCTGATTGGCTTACCCGAATTAGAGTATGAAAACTTCATGGGGTTCAAGGATCTCGGCATTAAATTCCACCGTAAGCCCTATGAGATCTCCCATGATTGGATCATGGTGCATGGAGACGAGCAAGCCATCAACCACAATGCCGGTTTAACGGCTCTAGGAGCCGCTAGGAGACACGGAAAGAGCGTGGTATGTGGTCACACCCACAGACTAGGGGTTTCGGCGTTCTCAGAGGCTTCTGGAGGCGTTTTAGGGCGTGTTCTACAAGGGCTTGAAGTGGGGCATTTGATGGATGAGAAGCAAGCCTATTACACGCGTGGCAGTTTCAACTGGCAGAAAGGCATCGGGCTGCTCTACGTAGATCGCAAAGGCGTTACGCCGGTGGCTGTTCCAATAGATAAGCAAGGTAGTTTTGTAGTTGAAGGCAAGCGGTATGGATGAGAAGCCCGACATCCACCGCACTATCGATGATCATATAGATTTGTTTGAGTCTATCGGCGTGTCCTTGACAAAATAGCAATTAACCCTGTCTAATTGGTAATTGAAATACCAATTGAAAGGGGTATTAGGGCATGGAAGTAAAGATCTCAGCAGAGGATTTCGATAACCTGTGGGATGCTTCAATGAAATGGGGCAACGACTGGAAAACTAAATCTGATCGCTTTGAAAGCGGTATCTCATACCATTGGAAATACGCATACTGGTTTGAGATGTCATACGCCAATTTGATCTTGGCGCGTGAATATCTTAAAAGCATTGGTCGGTCGTTTGAAATTACAAGCGATGAAGCCGGTGGATGGGTCATTCTCACCGATTACTTTAAGGCGTGGGCATGATCAGATTCGATAGAAAAACGCTGTGCTGGACGGACGGCAAGAATTACATACACGCAAAAGAGATACGCACTTACGCACATAAGCGGTTAGGTGTTAAGGCAAAGCGGGGCAAGTTATCCCGCGACACGATCGCTGCATACTTCCTTGATGTATTCAATGTAAGCGATGAGGTGGCATGATGAACAATGACGTTTTAGTTTGGATAGCATGGTCGTTCATATTTAGTTTTGCTTTCCTTACTTGGATTATTACTTTCAAAAACAACCACTACAAAAGGGGCTACCGAGATGGATACCAAAGAGGAAAAGTCGTTTCGAGCGAAAGATATATTGACTGATGCAATCGATACGCTTGCAGAAAGATCCAAAACGCATGGTCATTACGACCTCACAATACTCAGAGCATCGAAACTCTGGTCAGACTACCTCGAACGAAAGATCGACCCGATGGACGTTGCAATCTGTATGGCACTTATCAAACTCAGCCGCATCATGGAGACTCGAAGCCATCACGATAATTGGCTGGATATTTGCGGCTACCTCGCGGTGGGAGCCGAACTCGCCGTCAAAGATTGGCACGATCTGGATGCTTTCTAGATCGCCGAAAGGTCAATGGTGCGACTACTGCGGCTACCGATGGGGCAAGCAAAATCCACGCGGTCAAACGCAAGCAGTATGGCAAATAACAAGTAAGCGGTTTGGCAAACTCGTTGTCAGACACTATTGCCACAGTTGCGCTATGGAAGCCCAGACGTGGCACGATGGCACGTTATGGACTTTCAAAGAGCAAATCGACTATGCCAAAGGAGTGCAAAAACTAGATGTTCAATTTGAATAATTATGAAGATGTTGATTCGAGGATACATGCTTTCTACACGAAATACCCAGACGGTTCGATCCATACTGAACTTATTGCAAATGACGAAGAAAAAGGAACCGTTATCTTTAAGGCTACGGCGTATCGCACCCATGCAGATCTTATGGCTTCCGCTATTGGCTATGCGCGCGGCGCTCGCAAGGATCGCGGTGTTGATCGCGATTTTTGGTTTGAAAATTGCGAGACAAGTGCAATCGGCAGATGCATGGCTAATCTCGGATTATCTGCTAGAGGAAAGCGAGCGTCATCTATGGAAATGGCTCGGGTTGCGGACGCTGAGGCAGCAAGTAAAGAACCGATACGGGTACGCACCAAAGAACACAAGGAGTTTCTAGATGCACAAAACACAGGGCAAGAAATTGTTTGGGATACCACTATCGAGCCACCGTCTGACATTGAACCCGCTTTTAAGGACGCAACTGATCTGGTTACTCAGGTTCTATCTGCCGAGCCTATTCCTACGTGCAAGCATGGTCATCGTGTATTGCGTGAAGGCAACGGTAAAAATGGCGCTTATCGTGGTTGGGGTTGTCCTATTCCTATGAGGAATAAAGCCGAACAATGCAAGATGATCTGGATGATTCTAGATCCATCTGGTAAGTGGTCATATAGACCAGAAGATCTAGATTTAGTAGGGGGGTGAGATATGTTGATCTTAGACAAACGATTAGACGTGTGCGACAATTGTAACGAGCCTATAACTGCGGGAACAGCGAAGCCCTGCGAATGTCGCACATGTCATGTGAGGTCTAACTAATGTCACAGCACCGAAAGCATCGAGGCTATAAGACGCAAGCAATCATAGCATCGTACTTACGTGATCAGGGCTGGCAACATGCCCTACCAGTAGGTGCGGGTCGCGAAGGATCAGATATAACCGGCATCGAGGGGCTGGATATAGAGATCAAAGCCCGCACTAATCTGGATCTACCTGCTCTCATGCGCCAGTTGGCTGAGAGACGCGCAACCACCGGACTTGGGGTTGGTGTGCTGCGCCTAAACGGTCAGGGTGAGAAGTCAGTCGATGAGTTTGTCGCTGTTCTCACTTTGGCTGATCTAACCTATCTACTCAAATCTAGTGGCTACTGAGCCTAAGTTAATCCATCGCTGCATCGGCTGTGGGTTATGGATCTATGGTAATCGTGAAAGGTGTGATGCATGTCACAAAGAGAACGACACGCCGAAAGACTACGCTCAATCTTAAATGAACTTGACATCGTTGGTATGCTGAGTCGCCTTGCGCGCCTTAACGGCAGCGCACTTCGGCGAACAGCATTGGGGCGGGCTATTGTCGTTTTGCTGTTAGCAACGACATATAGCGTTGCCGTAGCAAGTGATATTAAAACAGTTGAATTAAAGCAAACCACAGATGAAAAGCCGTTTAATCCGTATAACGTAATGAATGTAAAACTATATTTACATAATGTTATTGGTGATTGGGATGAGTTTGAGTGTGCTATTGAGTTAGCACATAGAGAAAGTAGTTGGCGCTTTGATGCTGTTAATAAGAGTAGTGGTGCATATGGGCTATTCCAACACATGAGTAGTAGCGCACCAAATTGGGATGTATTCAAACAAATAGATAAACATAACGAGTATGTGGCTAGGCGTTACTCAGGATCATGGTGTGCTGCACTTAATCACTTGGTTAGGCGATCGTGGCATTAAAGCCTTATAGAGCAACAGCACATTGGAAGAAAATCAGATTACAAGTGCTGCGCAGGGATGCCAACACATGTGCCTATTGCAACGGAATTGCTGATCAAGTCGATCACATATTTCCTAAGAGCAAAGGTGGAGAAGATACGCTCGATAATCTGGTTGCTGCGTGTGCCAGATGCAATAACGCAAAGCGTGACAAAACGGACGTTTTTTTAGCGCCAACTTCTAC